CACTTAACCCAGACTGATAATAACTTCGATCGGGGCGCGGGTTTCTCAAACCTTGTGGGTCGTCAACAGGATACATACCCAGTTGCAACTGCGGCTGATCGGGGTCCCAGCACTCGGGGCAAACCAACAAGTCATAAGTTTTTGTCTTGATAATTTCTTTGCGCAACACTTTTAACTTGAACCGTTGGTCACAACGGTCGCACTGCGCAATAGCCCATTTGCCAGAAGCAAACCGATTACCCATCAGGTGCCCCCAATAAACTGCTGGCGAGGCACAAACCTACTAGCAGCTTTCTCTCGGTCTTCTGTAGAAGCTAATTCCCAAGCCTCATCGTATTGTTGCTTTAGTACAGGTAAGCGCTCAGCGCCCCCGGCGATTTTCAACGCCAAATAATACGACAGACCTGCGGCCATGCAAGGGATAAAGCGGAAAGGCACATCCATCACATTGACAGCGTTACCCGCATCCTGCGTACGGCGCAGTCGCCAATACACAAATTGGTACGGCTGAGCGCCATCGGGTGTTGGCCAGACGGTAATCGCAGGTACTTGTGCCCAATAAACAGCAGTGGTGGTTGTATGTGAGGCTGCAGTTGTGTTTTGCTGGCCACGGAAACAGTTATACAGGGTGTTCCCTGATATGTAGCTGTAGTTAATAATCTCGTTGTCAATCTTGACAAACCCAGTTGCTGGTAGGCCAATGACCGAGTTAAGAGTAATCTCAGTAGCCGTGGATGTAATAGCGCCACTTAAAGCCAACCCAGTAGGGGAGTTTTGCCCGTTGTAGCGTTGAAACCACACCTGAATAGGTCTGGCTTGTTGAATCTTGTTGGGGAGCGTAGCGTACGTAGAAACACTAATCTGCGTAATTGTCAGGTCAGCTTGGCCGTTTTGCTGGTTAGCTTGCGTGCGGATTACGTGCTCCAACAAATCTACGGTATCGTCAGGCAAAGCATAGGTGTTCTGCCCCTGTACCAAGTCGATCGTGTTGGTCTCCATTGTCCACATATTGATGCCACGGTTGGCCCAATCTGCAAACATGATGTTAAGGCTACGGCGAGCAGTGCGTAGGTCATAGCCAGTACGCAACTCACCACCGGCGCGTTCAAACGCCTCCTCAACTAACTCGTCTAGTTGGAGGTTAAAGCTTGATGCGCCAGACGTTGTTGCCATTATCTAAACCTTGCTGTTTTCTTTGCGATCGTTTTTGGTTGGGCTACGAATTGTTTCCCGGCCTTTTTGCCCTTACGCTTCGCCAATGTTGTCGCAGCGTACTCAGCAGAGCTGAGACTTTTGATCGCAGCGCTTGGAAGATATCTTTCACCCGTGTCAGAAGAGCGTTTGCCACTTTTGGTTCTCCATTTTTGGTCGCCCCAGTCCTTCAATGATTTCTGAGGCGCTTTCAATCTCGATACCCCCCGCCCGCTGCTTTGTACTTCTTAGCAACAAGCTGAGCTTTACGTGCTGACCACTGCCCTGCACCTGTACCATGCGTTGCTGCGGCTTTTACTTGGGACACAATCCGCTTACGCAGACCGGGCTTGGTGTAATTACCGGCAGCGTTAACTTTACCACCACTAGCGTACTCAGTGAAATCAGTGTCATCCCTGCGAGACTTACGTTTCGCATTAGGCATTTTGCTGGGGTTTATATCCCCCATACCTCGGGACGACATCATAGATTCACCTCAGTACATCTTGCATTTAGTCTTGCCACGTGAGGCAATACCATCTGCGCGTTTGGAAGCAGTCATACCGCCAGAAGCCATCTTCTTGACCTTACCACCGCGCTTCATGCCATCGCCTTTGTAGTTTTCATCACTAGGCACGCGAGAGCCGTCTTCACGGCGACCAGAATACTCCCTACGGGCTTTTTCTTCGGACTCGACATCTCGGCGAATCTGGTCAATCTCTTCGTCCTGCAAGCGCTCTTTAGCGCTCTTAGACAGTTCAACCTTATCGCGTCGGCTAGCTGCTTTCTCAGCGGCATCACCAAGACCAGACTTTTCAACCAGCTTTTTACCAATGCCAGTCTTTTCATCTAACCCACGACCAGCCATGTAGCCAATTTCAAAAGCAGCTACGCCAGCACCACGACGCCCAACCTTACGGTTTTCAGCGCGTTTACCGGCTTCACGAACGGCTTCTTTAGCGCCGCCAGTAAGTTTAGAAGAATCTACTTCTCGGCCCTTTTTGGCCTTGGCAGTATCTTCACGGTCACGTGCAAATACGTCGTCATTGAGCCCGGGTAGGTTGTCCCAACGTGTAGCCATAGTTACACCATCTTTCCGCGAGTCTTGCCACGTGAGGCAATGCCATCAGCAGCCTTGATGTAGCCACCTTTTTTCTTGCCCACAACTTTGTCGTAAGCTTCGGTAGCGGCGGCGGTGTCTTTAGCAGCTTGGGCTTCTTCCATAGCAGCTTTTTTGGAATCCGAATAAACAACGTCATCCAAAGACCCGGGCGTGCGCCTAGGCTTGTACTTCTTCATGCCAGCGGCAGTTGAACTTGCACTCATGGTGAGCTCCTTAGATTAGCACTTACCACCGTAAGCCATAGTCTTGCCGCCTTTTTTCATGCCCAGTGGTTTAGAACCGGACATCTTGACCATAGTACCTTTGGTTTTACCCTTGGCAGCTAGACCATCGCGACTAGGAGCGGCAGTTTTAACTGCGCCCATTTTTGCTGTAGTAATACCGTTGTTTTTACGTGTAGCCACAATACCACCTTCTTTCATTAATGACATCTTGCCGTGAAGTGTCGTTGATTTATTAACTTTTTGAAGGTCAGCGCGAGACTTGGGAGCCCCTTTACCAAACTTCATCCCTTTGCTCTCCCCGCTAAATTCTTTAGCGACGGATACCGGTACACCCGCAGCTTTTGCAAACTGTGGGTTATGTGCAGCAGCGTCCATGAAACGCTTTTGTTTTTCACTCTTCGCTGGCATCGTCTTTCTTCCTTCTAAAAAGGGTGTGAAATTCTTTACCGGTAGCCATCTCGTATATGCGCATGACACCGACAATCGCGCCAATAAGTCCAAACACAGGAGTAATTACTTCCAAAAAAGAGCCAAGCGCTGTGAACACTGCCACAACGTCCAGCACGTTTTTTAAATTGTCGTGATGTTCGCTCATATCAGCACTTCCATGCCCGCAGGCTCTTATTTATGCGTGAGTCTGGGTCTTTGGCGGTCTTGGCAGAGGTTAGCTTCTTCTTCATGCCTTCCATCCTCGCACAGAAAGAGTCTCGCCGGGAGCCGCCTTCTGGCTGGGGAGGTTTCAAGTTCATGCCTTGCTTTTTGGCGGAGGCGCGTCCCTTGGCGTTCAAGCCACCCTTGGGGTTCTTGCCTTCCTTCCTCTGCCATGCCGGACTCTTAGCCATAGAACACCATTACGGATGCAATTGTGGTCACATCGACATAAATGCCCGACTGAAACAGCAAGCCTTCACCGGGGAGCAACATATAGTCCGCCCCTGTAGTACCGGCAAAAACGTTAACTGTTAGACGCGTGTTACCACTTGCACCGCCATCTTTAAACACTACAGTACCTGCAGTGCTTGCTGTTGGGATGATGCGAATACTTTTTACGCGAGCGCGGCCAATAGCATTACCTGCTTGGTCGTTAAGCACCCCGTCATCAGTGCGTATTGCACTGGCTAGTACATCGGTTTGCATGCCCATAATAGGCTCCTAATTAGGCGGGTGTGACTGCTGTAGAGCCGTCGGATACAACCCAAGTGCTGGTAGCCAAAGAGCCAGTAGCGGTGTAAATTTTACCTGTTGCCAAAACAACAACGCATTTACCAGCTTGTTTGCCAATGGTGTTGATTGCGTTAGTGGCAGAGCCCAATGCGGCGGTTGTGGAAGGCACAAGGATGAAGCCGTTGGTAGAGGCAACTGGGCCTGAGAATGTGGTAATAGCCATGATGATTCCTCACATGCAAGTTAATGAGCGCCCGTCTGCATGTCGTCTGCTAGGCCAGTCTGACGCTCGGGATTTTTCCTAGATGATTGCAATATACAACAAAAGAAAAGGGGGCACAAGGCCCCCTCTTCACTTTTATCAGGTCGAACCTGAAGATCCAAACATACCGAGAGGATCAGACCAGCCGAAGCTATAACGCTCACGGGCTTTGTAACGAACGTTACCGGTGTCGAAGTCGCCGTCCATGCTGTTTTGCAGCGGTGTACGAACGAAGTGCTTCAAACCGTTAGGCACGTCAGTGGTCAAGAACCAACCGTTAGTGTCTGTCAAGAAGTGGTTGACAGTGTAACCTTCAGGGATAGCGCCCATCTGCTTCAATGCATTGATGTCGTTATCCGCTGTAGCCACACGCAACTCAGTGTCCAACAGGCGTTTAGCCGTGAACATCAAAGCTGGGGGAACAATCAACTTCTTGGGTTTAGCAGCAATCAGCAAACCACGCTCGTCTGTCCAAGCAGCGATTTGAATAACGGCGGCTTCCAAAGAAGTCTCGTTCAAGTCAGCTTGTGTAGCGGGAGTGTTGCTGTTGACGCCACCAGAGATCAAGGG